ATAATCACGTAAATGATTATTAAATTTTTTAGTGATAGCCTTTTTATTTCGTTTTACAAATTTAAATAGCTTTTCTTCGATAAATATAGATTTAGTAAAATTTACAATTTCGCTATCCTTTAATATTAAAACTTTACTACAATCAATAGCAGGTTTTTTACGGTCTGTTTGTATATGGTTTGTTTCTAGTTTATATTTAGTTGAAATCCTTTCTGAATTAGATCTAAACGGTATTAAAATATTATTATCATTATATTTTAGATTATAGTAATATGGTTTGTTTCCAGAGCCTTTTTTATAGTTGTATAAAATCTGTTTTGCTTTCCCATTTAATAAATTTTCTATCAAAAAATCGTTTCTATGATGCATATTTTCATTTTGTATTACCTCAATAAAATAAAAAAACAGCTAGATTTAATATCTAGCTGTTGGGGATAGAGTATTATAATTATGATGCCTCCGCTCACCCATCGTAAAGGCTACTGATGATATACGTATTCATTGTTTTAAATCCGCGCGTAGTCGCTGATTAATTATATTATAACATTTTTATATTATAAATCAAGTTATAATTTCATTGTTTGTAAATCTTTTTTATTCTTTTTAGGCTTAGATGATTCTGTATATTCATTTTTCTCAGAAACAATTACATTTGAATAGTCTTTAGTTTGTTGACTTCCTTTATTATTAAAATGGTTCTCCACTAATACATCGTTCCAATCTTTACAATCTTCACTTTGGGGTTGTTCAGACACAATATTAATTTCTTTACCTGAGCGATTTGAAATTAATCCTTGGAAATTTTTAACAAATTTACATTACTCTGCATCAACTCATAATTTGACATTTTCTTTTTTAGTTCATACATGTTTTCTAATTCGTTTAATAATGTTTCTTTTTCTTCAGTGGTTAGATTATTTTGATTCAAGATTAATTGTCTAACCTTGGACAAATTTTCACTTTCAGTATTACTCATAATCAACCTCCCAGTTAAACAAATAAAAAAGAGGAACAAAAAAAGGACTTAACAACCACTTCATGTGATTGCTAAATCCTATCCATAAATGTAAAATTTATATCCATAACCTTAAATATAATATAGAAAAATTATTTATAATATATTTCATGACAGCTATTGCAAGCCGTTTAACTATATAATATATTTATATAAGTGCTTATTGTTCAACTTATACGCCAATATAAGATTGAGCAAAACTCTGTTGTTATGGGGATAAGTCTAGTCACTACTATCCTAGTGGTTAGATGATGTAAAGATGATATACGCCAATATATCTTCTTTATTCCCCTTTTTTATTTGTCTACAGTTATTTACTCTGTAAACAAATAAAAATACTTATTTGATTAATGATAATGTAGCCGATAAATAAGTTGCTTGTCAAGTTAAAAATTCTTTTATTTTATAAATTTTAGATACTATTAATTATCGTCGCTAATAAGTCTTACATCATTTTTTAGTTTTTCCTCTTTAGGAGCTTCCAACTTATAATTATCTCCATCTTTTTCTAATTCGTATACATAACTATTTTTTCCATCTACTACAACATATTCTTTATTTTTTATATCTGACCCAAAAATATATTTAGAAAAATAAGATAGTATTAAATATTTTTTGCTATTTTCTTCTTTTACTTCATATTTTCCTGTAAATTCTTCCCCAGCATTTGGTTTTCCTTGTGCTGAAACCACTTTGAATGTACCATCATCTTTAAAAGTAAATATCGCATCTGTTTTTCCATCTACTACACCTTTAAACTCTCTGCCAGCAAGACCATCGCTACTTTTTCCACATCCAATTAATAATATAACCAAAGTACAAATACTGATCGGAATTAAAACTCTTTTTATTGATTTAAAATACCTCATGAAAATCACTCCAATTAAATAAATTTATTATATTATATCAAATATACTCATTTGATGATGAATACTTTCATCTGCTTTTTTATACTTGAATGTAATCCCCATTTGCTTATAGGAATAACCCTTATAGATTCTTAATGTTTTTATTTTATCTAATCTAGTTTCAAGATATTTTCGCTTAGTGCATATATAGATTGTCCACTCTACTAACTCATCAATACTATTTAGCATATTACTCATCCCTCACTAAAGCCTTATTAATAATTTATCTTTAATGAGATTACACATTGTGGTTACCTATTAACTAAAGGCGTTTCAATCCAATATATTTCAAAAAGATTTGGTCATGCTAATATACATACAACACTCAAGATATATTCAAATTTAATTAAAGAATTTGAGAACGAAGAAGATAAAGAAGTAGTTAAATATTTAAATGAGATTTTCTGGTGACTAAATCAGAAAATGTTGTGACTAAAATAAAGCTTAATTATCATACTCATAGTCACAATTTGACTAAAAATTTTTAAACGGATAAAAACTATTAAGAAGTAAAATTTAAAAAAAACACATTCAAAGCGTTGATACAAAAGGATTTATAAGAAGGCAAAAAAATAACGCTTATAATGGATTTATACCATTATAAGCGTCTGTACGGAAACGGAGGGATAAATATAATTTTCTAAATAACTGCAAAAAGGCTTAACTACAGTGTTTTTAGAGATTTATTTTATGACTAAACCTAAATAAGTATAACTATTTTGACACGTATTTGACACGTGACATTACCATTTACTATATATTTTACAAAAATTACATTTAAAATATATTCTTTTATGATAAGATGAATTTGGGAGTGTTTATTGGGAGACTTTATTAAATAGGAGGAAATATTTTGAAAAAGTCTACTAAATTTACTGTTGCTTTATTATCAAGTATTTTAATTGGTGAAGTTGGATTATATTCTGGAGGTCAAGTCAAAGCTGCTAAAGATATTGAACACAGCAACCAGCAATATAGCGAACAAAATACTAATTCTCAACAGTCTGAATCAGATATTTATATCGAAAATAAAGAAGCTATGAAAAAGGCTATTGAAGAAATTCCAGAATCAGAATTTAAAGATCCAAGAGCCAAACAACAAGCATTAGATAGCATAAATAAATCAGAACAACGCGGTAAAGCAACTATGTCTGCAAAATATGCAGCTAAGGCAATTAAAGCTTTAATGAAAAAAATGGGACAAAAAGCTTGGGATAAGATGATCAAAAAGATAGAAAAAAGTACTGGTCGCCAACTTGTAATGTTCCATTATAACTCAATTACAAAATTACTTAATTACTTAGTAAACTCACAAGACACTGCACAAACAGCTATTAGTAAGTTCTTAAGAAAAGAATTTGGTTTTAATAAAAACGTCGCTAATGGTGTTGCTCAAGCATTTGTTTTAATAGTATTGTAATAGAGGATGATTAAATGGATAACAATAATAAAGAAAATAATATGCCAAAATCCCAGCAAATCTTATTGGCGATTGTACTTATTTTAGTTACTTTAAATTTCTTTTTAGGTATGTTTATATTGCCATTATCTTCATTTACTTTAAGAACCTTACAATTTATTAATGTGATTATATTGGGCGTTTTTGTGTTTAGACAAGTGAAAAGAAAAGGTTTTTAAATCTTTCCCCTATCTTAGTTGATGGGGATTTTTAATATTGAAAAAACCACACTCAACGAGTGTGGCGGAATATAACTTTGAATGTAAGCAATATTGGAGCTGGGGAGCTCCTTAAATAAGGATACCACGTTTATGTAAATAAAACCACGCTCATATGAACATGGCTAGTAGAATATAGTATCTTAATTTAAAAGACGTTATCGTTAGGTATATTATAGCATAAAAAAAGCCTACTGGAGAACGAATCGCCAGTAGGTAAAACTCCACAACCACTACTATACTTTATATTCGCGACTATAAAATATAGCTTATACGGTTGTGTGCCATTTTTACGGTTTCTATCCCACCGTCAAAGTCATAGTCGTATCCATCCTTCAGACAAGAAGCGAGTCCGCAATGTCAGGAGATTTGTAAATATATTATAACCTAAAACTTATACATACACTCTATTTTACCACTGTCTAAGTTATAATTTTCATACATTTTATCACTTAGGTTACAGAAAAAAACGATATAAAAATAAGGCAACCGTCAGCAACAGTTACCTCAAGTACACTCCGCAGATATGTACCGCAATTTCTATTTAATTATAACACTTTACGAGCGTATTCATATAACTTTTCAGTAGTATTCAGAGTAAGATTATCAACGTCTCGTTTACCCTGTCTTAACTGTGATAGTACGTACTGTGATACTCCAGTATCATTGTAAATCTGATATCCTGTTACATCACTTTCGATCAATTCAATTATTTTTAATTTATAATCGCTCATATTATCTACGTCCATTCTTTTTGTCTAAATAATAAAAATGCGTTTTTCTTCCTATGAATAGTAACAATGGTAGGCTTAATATAAACAACGATAAATACATTTGTCCTGTCATAATTGAAAACCTCCAAATAATGTTATAATATATAAGTGTAAGGAGGAGCCCTAAGGCTCCAAACATAATTTTAATCTTTGTTGTTTGGCTTTCGGTCTAGGTAACCGAGGTGCCATTTTCTAAGTTGTTTTAACACTTCTGGAACTATCAGTACTGCCAATACTGGATGTTCTAGGAGTGTTTTTATTATGTCTAGCATGAGGCTTTTACCCCCTTACACATAATTTGTAAGTCATTAACTAACTTACAAATATAATTATACTACACAACTGTTTATTATACAAGCATTTTACTTCTTTTTTTGCATAAAAAATAGGGCAGTCGCTAGGACTACCCTTGTATAATGACGTGGTAATTTAATTATATCACAATTATTTAATTGTCCCCCACAATTGACCTAAACTATCTGTATTTTTGTCCCATGTTCTTATTGCTAACCACACATCTTTGCCATTGTAGGCTGTGTAACTCACCCAAACGTGACCGTCTTGTTTACATACAGTGTCATATTTTATTGTTTGACCTGGCTGTAATACACCGCTCACAGGACAACTTCTAAACGGTCCAACGTAATGAGTGTTAATAGGAGTGTTTGGCGTAAAGTGAGCTACTTCTGATTTGTAATAAGTTCCATATTTATTTACTTTCCAACCGTTCATGTCTCGTCTATTAGCAGGAGTGGAAGCACTGCCAGGTTTATTTTTAACTGTAGTAACTTTAGGTGTACTACCTTTCATATATGCCCTAATTTGCTTAATGAAGTAATCTTTTAACTTAAGTTGTGTTGCCTTAGTCCATGCTTGTTTTGTTGGATCAATACCAGTATGCAATTTAGCTGAACGATGAGGACAAGCTGTATAACTAAATTCGTTGTGTAAACGTACAGTATTTCTGTTAGCTGGCACCCCCCACTTTTTAAGTTTATGCGCTGCGAATTTAAGAGCTGCTTGTTCATTTTTAAGGAAATCTTTATCACTTACATACATTGATTGATTAACTTCAATTCCATAAGTTTCAAAATTACCTGAACCCGGTTGAACGCCATCAGAAACATGCCAAGCAATTCTATCTTCTGATATAGCTTCCCAAATACCGTTTCTATCAGCATATGCGTGAGCTATACCTCTTGCTAATCTATTGTAATCAGCGTTTACTAGATTGTTATAGTATTGCTTTGAATTCATTGTACCAGCATCGTTATGAATAACTACAGCTTTTGGTTTACGACCTCTTTTAGTCATAGTCCAACCTTTTATATGATTAGTGTTAACTTTGATACTACTATTTTCCTTAACTAACTGTTTAGGAGCTGATTTCACATCTTTTTTAGGTTCTTCTATTTCTTTCGCTACAGGCGGAACAATAAAGTGTGTTAAACCATAATAGTTATCCCATCGTAAGCTAGGTTTTTTATTAGCCCACCCATTCCAATTTTGTTCTAAAATTTGGAAGCTAGTCGTATTACCACCATTATATACAATACCAATATGACCGTATTGAGCATAAGTACCACTTGTAAATACTGCAATCCAACCCTCTTTAGGTATTGTAGATGGCTTGTTCTCTATAACTTTCCAACCTTCAGGGAATTTATTATTAGGGAAATCTTTAGCATTTCCCCATGCTCTATACTTATTGTCAGTTAGCCATAATATATAGTCGGTAGGTAAATCGGCACATTGCGCGTGATAGGATCTATCTACGTCAATTGCTCCTGGTTCCATAGCACCAAAGGAAGCGTCATAACTCGTCCAACGTTTTACTCTGTATGGACTATCTACTACACCGTTTTTATAATCTCTTAAACGGTTATTGATTTGAGATTGTGTTTTCATCTGGAGCTCCTCCTCCATCATTATTAAATTCGAATTCTTCTTCATCAGAATCGTCAGTAAACGGTTCGTTAGTGTCGAAAACTTCAGGTTTCACTGCGCCTGACTCACTTTTAAACTGTACTGGATGCGTTTCTTCGTTTCGTGGTGCATTTAAATCTAGGTCTATACCCGCGTCTGACACGCCTTTAGTGTTAGGGTTAGTAACTACACCCATACCAACTAATAAAGTGATGATTGTTCCTATTATTCCACTGACTTGTTCTAATTGGTGTGAAATATCAATTCCAAAAATTTCAGTGATTTGTTTAACAAATAAAAGTAATGCACCTATGATTGCTGTTAAAGTAGTTCCATTTTTTAAGCGGTTTTTCCAATTAATTTTCATGATATGTTCTCCTTTTTTGAATAAAATAAAAAGCCGACCTAAAAAGGTCAGCTATCAATTATTTATATTTAATTTTAATTGTGATTGGTTTGTAAGTTTTTCCGTATTCAGTATCGCCGACATAATTCAAGTGTTGTACAAAATCGTTAATTTCATCTATGCGATTGAATTCACCTTTAGGATAACTTGAAACGGCATACCAAAACGGACTATTATTTAATATATCATTAGGTTTTAAAATCTTATTTCCGTTATAATCAACTTCTGCTATTTTTTTGCTTTTTAAATTCAATGTTTCTACTGGTATTCTTAACATGAAACTTTGATCTTCTATCCATGTAGGTTGAACGCTAGGAATAGTGGCAAGTGTTGAGCCATCTTCTAATGTTTCAAACGATGCTTTTGGTACAATCTTAATAACTGGTGCTTCGTCTGATACAAATGGTTGTATTTCTCCTACAATAGCATGTTGTTCGAGAAATGATTGTATTGGATATGAAATGTATTCATGGCCTCTATAATTAGGGTGTAAACCATCTGCTTGTCCTTCTTGATATGAAAAGAAATGTTGATTAACTTCATCAATCCATGGTCTTAAATGGCTACAATGATATAAATCTAAACACGGAACACCTAAACGTTTAGATACTCCTTTAATCACTTTTGATAATTCATACAATGAATAACCATTTTCTCCTTTGTTTTCATCGTAAGGGTTACTTTCAATTCTTGGTAAAGGTGTGATAGTTAGAACAGGTGTGTTAGGAAACTTGTTAATCAAGTTATTCAATAATGCATATATATGACTGGCGACTGTAGGAGCATCGGTGTCAGTCACATCTCCTAATAATTTGCTACCTGTAACTCCTGAATAATCATTCGTTCCTAAAAATACAGAGATGAAATCAGGTTGTTCTGTGATAGAATCAACTGCGTTAATTCGGTCTACGTATCCTGTACCACTCACACCTAAATTAATTACATTTAAGCCTGTACGTTCTGCTATAAATTGATGGTAATTCTTTGATGTTCTAAAATTAACTTCAGTTATACTATCACCAATAAACACTCCTGTTAAATTTTTGAGAGGAGAATAATTTACTTCGGTTTCAGTTTGGTTCTTAATCAATCCGTTTTTTACGCCGTATTCAATCATCTCTTGCCACAAATCATGGTTTTGTGTATTGATCAATTGTCTACCAATCACACTTTCAGTTACTTCGATTTTCGTTTTCTTATCAGACGGGAATACATACTTGTTATCCACCCATATTTCTAATGTGTAAACGTCTGAAGGTAGAATTTTATCAATCACTAAATCGACTACATAGCTAGATTTTTCTTTATTGACTTTTGTTTCATAGATGTATTGAACACCTTTAGAGTTAATCAGATAAGCCTTTGCAGGTTTATCTTTAATTTCTAAGTCATCATCATTTGAATCAGTTAAAATGTAACGCATAACAGAAAAGTCACCCTGTTTAATGCGATTACCATCGTTTGAATCGTTCAAATTAAGTACATTTGTTAACATATAATACCTCCATAATAAAAAACCAACCTAAAAAGGTTGGTTTATACATGTGCTTTTTCGGGATCGTATTTAACACCAGTTAATCCGAAATATTCTTCTGGCGTTACAAAACCTCTTTTAACAAATAAAGCAAACTGTTCGTTTGTGTAATATCCCATTTTATAATATTTAACTCCGATATCATGCATTAGTAGTTCCTCCTAACAATTGAATGGTTAAATCTGATATATCCTTGCGAACATCTTTTAATTCTTCTTGTGTTTTTAGTAATTCAAGCGATAAATCAGCTATTATTTGGTCCTTGTGAGTTTCATCATCTTTCTTGGGTGGTTCTGTTTCAATTTGTTGTTTTTTCCATTCCTCGTATGGTGTGCCAATCCATTCACCACCGTCAAATTTAACCGGCCAATATAAACTGCTTGGTGGCATAATTTCAGTGTATAAGTCTTTGTCGTAACCTTCTTTACTTTCATCTATAAGGAAAGGTTTCCCATCAGATTTTCTAAAAATTTGTATCATCTAAATGCCTCCTAAACCATGTATGTGAGATTAATCATATAAGTGCTATCTGCTTCAACAGCACCTACGACTTTCATTGTTCCATCGTTTGCCAAATATGCTACAGCATTGCTAGTGCCTATTCTTTGGTTTAATTTAAATTCAACATTCTTAATAGGAGCTTTATTTAAAGGTAGTTGAGCGAAAACCGAACCAGTATATAACTTTTTGATATTTCCTATAATTTGAACTGTTTTGTTATCTCCTGTTTTTCTAACTCTATAAGAAACTGGTAAAAAAGAATCGCTATATGCATATGCTTCAGCACCGTTTAATAACGGCAAAGGTACCCAGCCGGTATCTTCTATAGCGACACCTGCTTTTTTCCAACCGGTAAAGGTTGTATAATTGCTTGAAATATAAATATCACCAGTATCAAATGGCATATAAAGTATTTGTCGTTTAGGCGTGAAACTTTTTTCGTTTTTATAAACCGATATAGCATTACCTTCGTTATTTACTCCGGTTGGTAGTTTAGGGACATTAGTTAAATAATACATTCCTGGTTCTAGGTATTGTAATTTTTTTATATCATTATTTAAATCAACTGTTGAACTTTTACCATTATCTTCAGTTAATTTATATCTTTGGTTATTTTCATCACCACCGTTTAATAAGACCCAGCCTCTGTCATTATTATTAGAGAAAATAGTTTTTGACCAAATAACATTATAATAGTTCTGGATAAGAATAATATGTTTTCTGCCAATTTGACCTTTTGTAACGTTAATTTCTGCTATATAAGCTGCACCGTCTGGGTCAGCAGGTGCATTTACAGATTGATTGTCGCTTGGTATAGAACACTCGTAAAGTCCAGGTTCTAAAGTTTCTACAGGTTTTGATAACGTTCCGAGCCATTTTCTAGTACCATCATTTTCTGTAAATCTGTATTGTTGCCAGTTGCTAAAATCAGGTAATTTAGGTGTAATTTCTGCTTTTTGTTCATCTGTCAGACTTGCAAAGTCGAATGATTTACCATCTACACCATCTTTACCATTAACACCATCTCTACCATCTTTTCCAGGTGGGCCTTGTGGACCAGGATTTCCGTTAACGCCATCAATACCATTAAGACCATTTTTACCATCTTTACCGTCTTGTCCTGCTGGACCTTGTTCTCCAGTATCTCCTTTAGGTCCTTTGAAGATATCTACATTGTCTTTCATTACTTTTTCTACGATATCATCTAGTAATTCCACACGTATTTCTTTTCCTACACTTTTAGTTATACCGCTGTCGTTAACAGTAAAATAAAAGTTAGCAACATGTGTGCTATCGTTATTTTCAGGATTTTCTAAGAATAATTTACATTGCATTTGCCCTACATGTTTAGTGATATATTCAGGAATAATATATCTTACAAAGCCTTCTTCAGCTTTAACTATTTCTAATGGCTCATTAGTGAATATAGAACCATCTTGGGCAAAAACATGTAATACAGGTTCGAATTTCGTCTGGTTGAAATTCACAGAGATGTATTCTTGATTTTCATTAATAATGTTCTTTTTCTTAATATGGATATCAATAACAGATGTCTTGTTATCCATTGTGTACAGATTAACGTTTATGCTGCCTAAATCAACACCATTTTCATTGATAATTGTGTTAACTGTACCGCTTTTGTACGTTTCCATTTAAACACCTCTTTTTAATAATTTAGGGCTACATGCTGTCAGCACATAGCCCTGTTATTTGTATCTGTCTCTAATAAAATGTTCGCCTTTAATTCCGATTTTGTCATACAGATTCTTGATTGTTGCTGCCTGCACTTGCGCCCAGCGTACGTCGGTAGCGTATTGATGATTTCCTGGATGACGTGGATTCCAACGCATACGGTATAAAGTATTTTGACCTTTGCTAATAAAACCTTGTCTTACAAATTTAGCACCACCAATAATACCTTTAGCTGGAGTGGTCCAACCTCTGTTCCTAGCGTAAGTAATCGCATAGTTAGGGTTCCAATCATACGCACCAATACCAAAGTAGTTATAAACACCCGCACGACCGCTTGAGAAGTAAGATGTACCATAACCACTTTCCAGAAAGGCGTGTGCAATCAAGTATATTTCATTTAAATTGTAATTCTTACAAGCATAAGCAACTGCTTTACCTTGTCCAGATAAAGAACCTTTACCTCTCAGTATTTTATTCAGTGCTGAAACTGAAATACCTTGATATTTACCTAAATTAAGCATTTGATATTTTTGCGTTTTGCTATTCCATATTTTCAGTGAATTCATGGCATTAAGGGTTGCCGAATAACTGGCACCATACCAACCATTACCATAGTTGATTTGAGGAGATTTAGTCATTTGAATAGCTACGGCTCTTTTGAATGAATAAGCACTTCTTGAAACAACCACAGTAGGCTCTTTGCTTCCTTTTTTGTTGGTCGTTGTAGTTGTATTCTTTTTAACACTAGATGCTGGAACTGTAACTTTGATAGTTTTAGTCTTAACTTTATCTTTAGGAATTTCAGAAAGTAACTTCTTACTGTTTTTATATAGATATAGTAATCCATTGATTGTTTTGTCTATGTTTTTCTTAGGCGGCAATCCATTGAGTGATATATCCCAATCTCCATGCTCGTATACGCTTCGCCAAATATTAGATGTGTCAACTTCAATAGAAGACGGCTTAACTGGTATACCTTGATATTTCATTCTGAACACTGTTTGCAGCATTGTGTGTATCTCGTTGACAATAAAATCATCTTTACTTGCTGATAAATCTTGACACACTTCAATAACGATATTATCAGGGTGACTAGGTACTTCGTACATTTCTAATCTAGGCTGCCATATATGGTTTCTATCTACGAAATAGTGAGGATACTCTTTATCAGTAAGGTATTTTTCTCTATCAAAGTATAGGTCGAGGACTGAACACATTGTATTTGCGTTTCTTATAGTCACCTTTTTAGGGTTATGACCTCTATCTTTACCTTGGACAATATCGTGCAGGATAAATTCAGGATAAGTTGGTTCTCCATCGTCTATAGTGAAATTGATATGTTTTTGTTTCTTCTTAATCGTTACTGTTTTATTATTATCTTTTGTTGTGGTGCTTGAAGTGTCAGAACCACCACTTGGTTTAGGAGGGTTTTTCTCTGCTTTGTATGGCGGTCTAATAAAATAGATATTCCCGCCGTTACCGTTATAGTTATGATTAACAAAAGCTGCTCTCGAACCACTCCATTGGTTTGATCCAACCCAGTTTTGATCCACGCATTTAAAGTGTGATTTGTCACTAGGGCCAACAACTATTGCAGTATGTCCAGCCCAACCATAGGTCCATACAGCTATATCACCTGGTTTTGGGACAAAGCTAGATGTATTTCTATAGATTTTCCATGACCTATTTGGATATTGACTACGGTTAGCCATAGCGTTGGCATTGCCCCACGTTCTGAAATGCCAATAACGTTGGAATATATAGTTAGGCAAATCCCAACATTGAACGTTTGTATTTAATTTAACGCCTTTCCCTGTACCGATTTCTCAATACGCTTATATAACGTTAAATTGCTCTATAAAAAGAGCCTCATGCTTTCACATGAGACTAGACTATATCTTAATTTTCTTTTGCTTTTAAATATGCTTTATATGCTTCTTCAGGCGTATCAAAAACACCTAAATAAATAAATTTTTTGTTTTTGTATAATTGTGCTTGATATTTATCTAATTTAGGCTTGTAAGTAACTCCTGTGTATCCGGTTTTATTGTAATACTTTCGTCTATTATTAGAATTATCTTTGTGATTAACCCAACGCACATTATTAGGTTCATAATTACCATTATTATCAATTCTATCTAATTCTGCGCCTTCAAAAGGAATATCGCCTACATCTTTATAAAACTCAGAGAAATCATCTTTCCATTTCTGACACATTGTGATACCTCTTCCACCGTACCACTTATAGTTTGATGTATTAGGGTTAAAACATCTTCCTTTAATATTTTTCCATTTTCTGTATATTGGATTTCCCGTCATACCATGTTTTATTTTTTTATTTTGCTTAGCTAAGCAACCACAACTTTTGGAATAACCATTCTTGACTTCTGTTCCAATCATTACTTTTTCGTTACCACAGTTGTTACATTTACATTTATACAATTTCTTTTTATGTTTATTTTTGCCAGCATATTCTATAACAGTTAAGTGATTAAATGTTTTACCTACAATGTCCATGTGTAGCCTCCTTATTAATCATCAAAACTATTATAGCACAAAAGAAAATTTAACGCACTGTCTTGCAATTGCAAGCGCTTAGTCGTTGAAGCTTCTTCTACTATTACCGTAGAAGCTTGCCTGCTGATTGCCCAATCCTTTATATTTTCAAACTATCACGCTTACCGTTACCAGTTACGTTGTAGTTATAAAGGCTCTAAGGGATTCCCAGCAATTCACGTTATTTTACATGAGCTATATTTAACCCATATCTACCGTCAATATCGACACCTTTATGATTCTTAGCCATCCATTTAGCCCAATCTACAACTTGCGAGGCTGTTGGTTTTCCACTTTTAGGTAGTATAGCCATTTACACACCTACTTTCTTCAATCAAAATAAAAAGCCGACACCGAAGTGTCAGCTTAAAATATTACGGAGGCTAAACCGAATGCTGCTGCAATAATTGCACAACCACCACTAATTAAAGCAACAAAAACTTGTATATTCCCTTTTTGTTTGTCTGAAATTGATTTATTAATCCGTTCTAATTGAGTGTCATGTGAACGAACGGTGTATTGTACGTCTTTAAATTCATCGCCAAACTTTTCGACAACACCACTGATTTTTTCTAAGTGTTTTTCTTGTCGTTCTTGAGATTCAAATTGTTTTTCTTGCAGTCCTGTTTGTCGTTCTATCTTCGAATTTAAAGAATTGTAGGCCTCTAAATGTTTTCTGTCGTTTTCGTTTATCCGTTCGTAAATCTTACCTGTGTTGTGTAACCACTCGCTACGCAATACATATTTATCGTCTTTTTCCGACAAGTTCAGCACCCCCATAAAAACCAATGGCGCCCGAAATCATCGTAAAGGTTACGAATTGCAAAGGCGTCAACCAATTAATTGCGTGAAAAATACTTGCTGACGTCATTAGAAAATAGAAAATCGCGTTACCCCAGCCCCCAATGCAAATTAGGTAATTAAACACATTGTTCATCTTTTGCGTTGGCAAAAAGAAAGGTGGAACAATTATAAAAGCACTAAAGATTATTGCAAGTACGCCCCAAATCCAAATAGGCATAATGTGGTGTAGTGCTAAATAAAAATCGCTGTCTCTAATAACAGTTTCTTGTTCTCTTGTCCAAAAGAAGCCTCTTTCAAACATTAGAACGCCAAAACCTAAAACCATTAAAAAGGTTAACGAATAAGTTATTGAGTTTTTATTCATTATAACTTACCTCCTAAACAACTGGATTAGATCCTGGAATAACTACACCTTTTGTAGCGTCATACCAAGAACCCCATCTTGTAGTTTCGCCCATCATATTACGAGAGTATATTCTGTGTCTGTTGTAAGGCATAAACAATACTTTTTTGAATGTGTCACTTCTTGCAATAACGATAGCATAGCCGCTTTGATTATCGGGATCTGGAGAATTTGTAGGGTTGTAAAGGTAGTAAAAACCAGTTTTATCAATTTTGTTCATAGTAGATAAGTCAACATTATCTAACCTAATAGCAAAACCTTCGGCTTCTGTAAGTGCTGATAATTGGCCTGTAGCGCTCTTTATATCTTCATTAACTTTGTTTTGTATTAATTCATCTAAACCATCAGAAAGCGTCTTAAATTCATCTTCGTTTGCCTTCTTAGATAACTGCTGATTAACTTCATCTTTTTTAGCGTAGTTGATAAGGTGCTCGTCTAAGTTTTCTTCTGTTATAACTCCTTCAGTTGCCGAGTTTAGTCGTTCATTGACCTCTAAAATTTTATCGTTAATATTATTTAGATGGTCTGTTAACTCTGTTTCTGTTTGTTTTGCGAAACCTTCCATTTGTTCCCGCAAATCTTTAACTTGTTTAACAAATTCTGTCTTTTGAGTATTTACAAAATTCATGAATTCGTCTTCAGCATTTTGAACGTTTTCTAACTCTTTCGATACAGTATCAATTCTGTCTTTTACTAAATCAACAAGGTCATCAATTTCTCGGATATATCTTATTTTAATGTCAGCATCAATTTGGTTGATTAACGCATCAGCGACGTGGAATCTAAACTCGTTAAGCACCACTGTATCTTTTCTTCCGACTGCTTTGATATATATTTGTCCAGTTACAGAAGTATCTGTAGAAGCTTTTAAGAAATCATTGTCTAAAGTTAGTCGTATAATACCTTGCATAGGGTCAACGTATTCGACTTCAACTCTTCCTGTAGAAGAACCATTATCAGAAACAAAATAAGCTGTTATCTCAGTGTTAGCTTCGCTAATCTCTAGGGGATAACTTTCCCCGTTTATTTCTCTACGCACTTGAAAAGTTAATACCGCAGTATTTATATCCATATTATAAAAGCCAATACCTTCATCAGATATTGGCTTTAAGTAAGGTTCATCAACAGTAGTGATTCTAGCTTCTTTATAAAATCCGTCCATTATGAAGCCTCCTTATTTTTTCTTTTTAGTTTTATGAATAATTTTGTTTGTCTTAGTATATGCGCTCGGTTTATTAGGATAAACTTGATGGAATGTTTTCTCTTTTTGGTTACCATACCCACCAGATTTAAGAATTTGAACTGCTGTGTGTGAATGTGATGGTGTGAAAGTGAGGTTAATAATCATATTTCTAACTCTAGCTACACCTTTTGTTCTTAAAATATCTACAACTCCCATTACTTCGTTAGATCTGTGTACTTTGTTCGGGCTTGTTGTAGAGTATTGAACAGGAGCGATTGCATGAAGTGGGATAGTATGCCATCCTTTTTTAACTGGCATTCTCACTCTGTATAAGTGACGTCTTCTACTTTTCCCGTTACCGCTGTACGAATGATAGTTTTGTACTACATAAGGTGCTACAGCTATCGTTGTATCTCTATCAACTTCAACAGTAATAGAACCATTTAACTCTACAAAACCATTAGCTGTGACTTGGAAACGTTGTTGTGTCATTAACATACGTTGATAATCTTTTTTAGCGATAAGTGAAAAAGGCTTAGTATCTTTTTTATCAAATCTACTACTATAAACTAATGACTTAACAATAGGTTGATTTGCAATTCTACCTTCTTTGTTAGTGTCTAGTTTTGATAGTTTGGAGATAATATTTCCTAAGTAATAAACTGAACGCCACATCTCTTGAGCGCCTCTAGGTTTTCCAGCTCTGCCTTCGTACACTTCAGGTAAGAAAGAGGTTGTACCATGCTTAATACCTACCCAGTTACTAAATGAGGCTAATGTACTTGAACCCCAAGTTACATAATCCCCATGATCAGATATTTCTGAAAGCATTTCAGTCATCACATTGTTAGGTTGGTTAGCAAAACGTGGATAGAATAAACAATAGTCACTTACTTGTGAAATAATATTATGACAATCGACGTGAGCTGTAATATCTCCTAAACCTTCTACTAACGCTTTCATGTTTCTACTTTCTCTCTCGCTAAAAGGTTTTGAACCTTTATAGTTTTTACCAGTAGAACGTGTACCACTACCATTTGACCAATAGTAGTCAAAGTTACGGTTTAAATCGACATTATTTACATTTTCACGTTCTTGATTAGCAAACCCCCATGGATTTACGATAGGAACCATGACAATACGCACGTTTTTACGTATATAAGCGAGTTGAGAATATTTGTTCCATTCGTTAACAACTAAATCCATAAAGCGACTTAAAGCGTAAAAAGCGCTATATTCATTGCCGTGTATACATGATGTGATGAGCAAGGTTTTTGTATAGTTTTGAGGTTTGAAATCATAGGCATAAACATTGTACTGGTTACTTTGGTCTTTACCTACATATTTTTTCGTAACATACTTGTTGTCAACAAATTTGTCATAAAACACTTTTCTATTGTCATCGGGGTCGTTATTATTAGGTGTTTCATTAACACCTTGTTCTGCACTAGCGATAAATGGGGGCGTAAACAGATAAGTAGCATCATCAGCTACATTCATCTCTTTATCTACTTTCTCGTCTATTCTAGTAAAGTCATGTCTTAATCTTTCTGAAAGTATAGAGAAGTTTTGAGCGTCAATTGATGTACGACTGTCTCTCACTTCTTGTAGACCATTACCAATTGTTCCTAATACTAAATTTCTAATACGTTTACTTTGATATCCTAATTCTTGTCCTACAGTAACATTAGGACCAGTAGGCAATCTATATACAATTTGTTCAGAGTTATGAGCTTGCTTTTCGGTTTTACCATGCTTTACTAATATTTCTTCAATATTAGTTAGCATATCTCGTATAGCAATGTAATTTAGCTCATTTTCTCTCACATACCGTGAACTAAATAAAGTATCTAGCTTGGTATATATTGTTTTACGCATTGCTACGCCTCCTTAACTTGTAGTTTTCCGTCTTTATCTATCGTAATGTTATAATATTTGCCGTTTTCGCCTTGCATTTTAAGTCGATTGTAATGGAGCCTGTTTACTTTCTTTTTATCACTATTACTCATTAAGCCAGATACTTTATCAGTTGCTTTAGGTATCACATACTTATTAAATCCACTTTTAGCACTAGCAATGACTTGCCATGTTTTTCCTCGGTCATGAGACACTCTGAATTTTCCGTTCCTGTTATATTCAAGTATGTGATCTTTTTCTACAATCGCTCTAATTCCATTCTCATTGCCGTGTAGTGCTTTATTAGAATCAATAGACTTTCGAGTGGAAGTGATAGCAGCATTCGCTTTGGCATATGTTGTTCTGTATGAGTTAGCAAAACCACCGCCTAAACCACCTACTACTTGTGCCGCTTGGCTAATACGCTCTAAGTAGCGATTGTGTCTATTAAAGTCGCCTAATGTCACGTCTTGCTTTACTATTTTGTTTTCTGCATCTCTAATTGTCTTAACTTCTACTATCCTCATAAACTCGTTAATCCCTAATATAGAGTGTTTAACTTTAACAATATCTGCCACTCTCGGAACGGCATTAGGATAATGTTGTCGCAAAGCTATAAAGTCTAAAGTTAAAGAGCGCTTTATAGATGCATTAATAACTGCTTGTAATCTAGCGCGCATAATATCTGGATCAGTAATAGAACCATCTTTAACTGGTGGTGCATCAAATCTACCGTAATCTTTCATATTAGGGTGCTCAAATTCAACAATAAGACCTGCACCATCTAAACCCTCTTCATCAGTATATGAACCGTACCCTTTAACATAGGTATACATTTGACCACTATCTTCTTCTAATTTCATATTGTTGGCGTTAATTTCATCGTCTATATGATAAGTTGCTCTTTTTTCTAAATATGGCGTAAATTCAAAGGTATATGTGTTTGTTTTGTAATCATGATGTATATCAAACTCTAAGTCCCATGCCTCTAAACCTTTTTTTAGTAAATCTTCGACACTTTCTCCCTCGCCAGAGTCTTTAATTTCAGATACAAATAAATTACTAGGCACTTTGTATTTAAGACCAGTACCTTTGAATATTTTCTCAAAAAAGTCTGGTGGTTTATGTGGCCCGTCTATTTTGTCATATACTCTTTTTCTCTTAATGATATCTATTGGCTTTTCTCTAAGTGTTACAGTAACTTCTTGATTTCTACCATGTGTTTGTCTATCGATGATATAAGCAACATACTCTCTTTTGTCGTTAGGTCCAGTAAGTTGTGTTAACGACCAACGCTTATCAATCCCACGTATAACGTTATAGTTATATTTATCTTCAAGTAATTTACACTGTACAACTGTTTCAGAACCTAATTTAGATGTGGTAGTTGTAGTAACATAGACTGGCTCTCCTATACCTCTTATCGGGCTAAATAATACTGGCATTTAATAACCACCTACTTATAATAAAATTTCATATCGAACGTTACTGATTTAACTTGTTGGTTAAAGGCGAAATCATTCCAACCAGGATAAAACTTAGGTTGTGCATTAGAACAACGATGATTGATTGGGGTTCCATTACGCCATGTTTGAACACCGTCATACACGATTTTATCGCCTTTTTTAAGGTTTATATTACTAATTTTCATGTAATCCGATTTCCCTAATGTGAACTGAAAACTTTCTTTACTGCTTACACTTTTACCTAGAATGATTGTTACTTTTTTGTAAAGTTTAAACTCATTATTAGGAACATTTCCGTGATAATAAACACTATTATTCCAACAGTTAGTAAAAGTATAAGTTCTCTTGTCACTTTCTTCGTCAAAAGGAACTAGCATGTCATTAGACCACAACGCTTTATTAGGCTTGTTTTCTAAGTCCAACGAAGTCCCTATACTTTCGGCAAATGGTATCTCAATCGTTTCAAAAACTAAATCGAAATTAATAACTTTGCCCTTGTTTTCTGGCGTTATAACTGACGAACATTTAACCTGATATTGTTTACCGCTAGTGTAATAGTTATCATTCATCATATTATGATCAAATATTGGATAACCGTATTTGTCATATGATTGATAATCTTCTTCGGTAGGTTGTAAAAAACTGTAGTTATGTTCTTCTGCGTATCTAAGTTCTCTTATCCAAACAGGTTCGGTGTTAACAGTCAAATCATAAAATTTATCTCTTAATCTTGGTATATCATTAAGTTTCGTACTAACTACATAGCAGGGTACCGTAATTTTTCTTTTACGATACTGACTGCTAAGTAACATACGACCGCTTGTATTTTCTTTTGTTTCGTAGTTATCTTCAATCTCCGGACTTTCGATGACAATATCTTTCACTCGAAAACCGAAGTCAGACAACTTATATTTATTTCCATCTTTTTGTTTGATTTCTAAATCCATTGCCTGACCTCCTAGAATGTGAATGTTGCATCTCTATCTGCATTTTGTCCGTTGACAATATGAGTTAAAGCGTCGTTGTTAACATCCATTTTTACAGTTACAACGCGTTGTGATGGATTTGTTTTATATTCGTGAGTATGAGTGATATTAGCATTAGCTGATGCGCTCGCACTCTTAAGGTCTCTTTGTATACTTGGTACATTTAGACTTGGATCAAAAGCATCAGATACTCTTTGAGCCATTGCACCCATGCCTGATATCACACTTTTTCCTTCACTATTAATACCAATAGCGAAACCTTCCATTGTGTAACCACCAATTCCTTTGAACACTTTTGATGGAGAGTGAATGCCTAATGCGCTTTTAGCAGCATTTACGGCTTTTTGTGCTACATTTCTTGCAGCATTAACTACCCAAGACATACCATTCATAATACCGTTAACTAATCCATGCATTAAATCAAGTCCGGCGCTTATCATACCACCGACAAAGCTACGAACAGCATTTACCGCGTTGTTAACGCCATTTCTAACAGTATTGACCACATTCATAAATCCATTTACTACTGAACTTACTATGCCATGCATAGCTGAACCTATAGAACTAAGCATATTCATAAATCCGCTAACTGCTGCATGAACAGCACCCATTACAGCATTTATAATTGTGCTTTTAATTAAATTCCATAAAGATGAAATTAAAGAAGAAATCGAAGTCATAATAGAACTTGTAATAGCGCTTAATCTCGACCAATTTCCAGTAACGATACCAACGATAATCGCAGACACAACTTGTATAATTCCTTTGATAACATTCCATATAGTAGATACTATGGTAGAAATAACACCAAATATAGTAGAAGTTACAGTTGAAATCGTTGTCCAAGCTGTTGTAACGATAGTAACGATGATGTTAACAATAGTCATGACCACAGTTGATATCGCAGTCCAAATAGTTTGTGCAATAGTAACAAGAACTGCCCAAATCGTTTGAGTAACTGTAACAATCGCCGTCCATACTGTAGTAACAATTGTAACTAAAGTTGAAATTATGGTAGTTATCACTGTGACAATGGCTGTCCAAATAGTTTGTGCTATTGTAACTAGGGTCGTCCAAATTGTCTGCGCTACAGTTACGATTGTCGTCCAAATGGTAGATAGAATTGTAACTAAAGTAGTGACTATGGTTGTGATTACCGTGACGATGGCATTCCAAATAGTTTGCGCTACTGTAGTAAGTATGCTCCATTGCATTTGAGCCATACTAACGATAGATGTCCATAGATTAGCTAAGAACGAGACTAAACCAGTAACTACAGTTTTAACAACGTTAACAATGCCGTTCCAAATTGCACCTGCTATGCTAGCTAATGGACCAAATATTGCGCTAAAGCCATCTACAATGTTTTGCCATGATTGTTTTAAATAGTCTCCTAAAATGCCCCAAATATTCTTAGCCATTTCAACGATAGCTTTCCAGATTTCAGCACCTGCTTTAGAAATTGTTTGCCAAGCACCGCGCCAGTCTCCGGATAATAATTGAAGTAATGCAGTTATAGTGCCAAGAATGACTTCCATTGCGATTTTAATAACTGCCTTAATAATTTCCCAAGCTACCTTAACCACTGCAACAACAGTATTAAATGCTTGTTTGATCATTGGTGCAATAACTGTAACTGCTGCTTCTACAATTGAAACGATATCATTCCAAGTTTGTTGGAAAATAGGTGCTAATGGCGCTAATATTTCTTGAGCACGTCCTAATAGGTCTCCTAAGAAACCGATGACAGCTTGTATTGCTGAACCAACAGCACTTTTAATAGCGTTCCATGCTCCTATTACTGCATTACGTAATACCGATGATGAGTTCCATAAAGCAACGAATATAGCGATTACTGCAGCAACCAAACCAATAATAATGCCAACTGGACCAGTTAGAAATGCAAATGCTGCGCCTATACCTTCGACAGCTCCTGTTATAATGCTAGCTATGCCGCTAAAACCACCTAATAATTCGAATAATGGGCCAATAACTCTTATAACAAACTGAATAGCCGGATAAAGGGCCATAAACGCGCCACCTAGTGTGGCTAATATACCTAACATCATTCCGATTATAGGATTAGCTGCAGTAAGATTCTTGATGAAATCAGTTACAGCTAGAGCTACGTTTAAAACTACTGACGCTAGAGGCGCCATTGCAGTTGCGACATTAATGATAATCATCACTAAATTACCTAATAATTGAAGTAATTTAGGACCATTCTCTTGAACATATGCTATAAACTTCTTAAATCCGTCTGACTTAGCAACAGTAGCACTCCAAGAAGCAAATTTCTCAGACATTTGAGCAAGTGATTCTAAAATAGAGTGAGTATTAGGTGCGAATGCTTTCATAAGGTTGAATATACCTTTGAAAGTATTACCAAATATCTGACCTATTAACGGTAAATTCTGTTTTGTATATTCAATAAACGATTTAATAGCATTTTGGCCTTCGGTAGATTGAGCCCACGAGTTAAACGCAGCGCCCATTTTCTTAAATCCAGCTGAAACCCACTCAGCAAGTGGCGCTAGTTGAGTGAGAACACTAATAATCCCACTACCAAATTGACCTGCTGCACTTAACATGTTGTTGAATATTCTTACACCTGTTGTACCCATCATTTCAAAGAAACTTTGTGCAACTTGTGAGTTTTTAACCCAATCAAGCATTTTAGCACTAGCTTGTTCCATGCCTTTTGACACTCCAGAGATAAAAGGTGTTAATCCTTGTAATGCAGCTTTTGCAGTATCAATACCATTTGCTAATGTATTAAATATTTGAGATTGATTTTGTTTAATTATGCCTTCCCACGCGCTTTGCAAACTATTTAATGCCGATTGATATCTTTGTGTTTCTGCTGTAGCTTCTAAAGTACCTTTTTTGAGCATGTCTAAAGCACTGACTGCCATACCAGCAAATAAACCAACACCAGCATATGCAGTACCAAATGCCTGTGCCATTCCTAGAGCACCACCAGCAACCACACCTGCTGCGTTCATAACTGCCATTAACGCAGGTACTAATGAAGCTATTGCAGGTACTAATAAAGATATGTTAGATAACATTGAGCCTTTTATCATATTGCCGAATACAGTTCCTGTGGTACGAATGTCATTTGCTAGGCGGTCCATTGCATTACTATAATCATCTATACCTGCTCTAAATGTTTTTAGCACGTTCGATGCACCTTTACCATCAACCTCGAGCCTAGTATGGACTTTATTTGGAATTGAACGTAACATTGCTTTAAGTGCTAAAATCTTAGATACAGCAGCGCCTTCGTTAACTTCGACAGTAGCTTTTGCTTTTTGTCTCGCAAAACTATTGAGCGACTTCTTAGCTTCTGCTATAGCTACACGAGCTTTTGTAGCATCTGCATCTAAATGAGCACTGTAAGAGTTACCATCAAACGCATCTAGGTCTATCTGTAACTTTGATAATGTTGTAATTGCTCTTCTAGCGTCCACATCGGCATGTGCATTAGCTGTTGAACCGTCAAAGCGTTCTAAATATGCTTGTGCTTCTTCGATGTTAGCTTTTGCGCTCGTTACATTAGCGTCAAGTTCAGCGTCTCCTCTGTAAGCGTCGAATTTTCTTACGTATTCTTCTGCGATAGCAACTTTAGATTTAACTTCATCAATATCGACATCTAAGTTACCTTCTGCTTTAGTGTTGTTAAATGATTCCATAGCTGACTTAGCACTTTCTACCGCTCTTTTAACACCAGATGAATCAGCGTCTATTTCATTGTCTTTAATCTTCTCCATAGTACCTTTGAAACGCTCTGCGGTATTTTTAGCTGCTTGTATAGCACTTTTAAATTTCTTAGCGTTAGCTTCTATTGTCGCCTTAATACTGTAATTAGCTTCTGCCACGTGTTCCCACCTCCTTATTTATTTAATTCTGCAATTTGTTGCAGTAAGTCTTTAGGTGGTTTGTTTTCCTCAAATTTGGCTTCTGAAGCGAATTTGACGGGTTCACCTTTGTTTAATCGTTGAATGTTTTCTTGATAGTGCATAATATCATCGGCACTTTTGAAACGATATTCTGTCTCTTCTTTTTTACCACCACGTTTCTTTTTCTCCGCAGCCGCGTCTCTAATAGCAAATGCTAGTTTGTACATATCCATATCTCTATCTAGTTGTTCATATTCTAAGGCGTACATACGATAGTTAAACTCTCTAAGTGTCATTCGCTCTATAACATCTAAATCATAGATTTTGAGCTTACTCATGCATAAGATAACAATACGATCAAACGTTAAAAGTTCTTCCTCTACTTCTTGCTGTTCTTTTTGTATTTTTTCGGAACGAGGTTTTGGGTTAAAACACGCTTTCCCAGTTCCTCGATAACTTGGTTACAAAATTCTTCAAGTCCTGTATTTTCAATAACATTCTCAACAACTTCTTCTAAGTCTTTTTCTGTTTTAGGAGCGCCTTTTTCTTGTGCTGTTGCAGCTTTAATCACTTTTGCAACATCTACTACACTGTGGCTTTCTAATGCAGGTACTAACATTTCTGTACCTTTACCAAAGTTAACTTGTTCAGCTTCCATTCCCATTTCTTTATCAATGATGTTTAAGAACTTTAATCCAAATGATAATTCGATTGTTTTACCGTTAAATTTGATTTCCATATTTTTAATTACCTCACTTTATTTTATTAGTCAAAAAGAAAAGAGGGCTTTGAAGCCCTCATTGTTATACACTTTCTACTGTGCTAGGTTGGTTAGGTTGCGGGATATCTTCTGAAGCAAGACCATCGTTCGCAGGATCTGCGGCAACAGTATCGTGGAAGCCATAAGCTGCTTTGTTTTTCTCGATTTGTTCTGGTAAAGTAGCCCATCCACGTTTCTTTTTGAGATATACGCCAAATTCCGTTTCAAATTCTGCGATATCATCAGCGTCATTTGTACGGTCAATACTATTCCAATAACCTTGACGATATTCAGCTTTGTATTTACCTTCCGAATTTTTCACTTTTTTGTTAATTACCCATAATTCATATGGTACATCTTCTTCTGTAGCGTCCTCGATTTCATCGCATAACGTATCATCTTGATTCATATAGCAAGTGATAGTTACAGTAGACTCTAAAGTACCTCCAGAGTTAACAGGACCATCAACAGTAGCCTCTGTATCTCTATCTTTTTCAGTTTCGCGTTCTAATTCTGTTACCCACATTACTTTATTTGCATCTTTTTTATCGCCAGCCTTACGAATCAAGACTAACTCATCAGTACCTTGTTTAATTGCCATAGGTTTTGCCCTCCTAAAAAATTGTATAAAAAACAAGCCAATTAATGACTTGTGTATTCAATATTTATTGTTATATGTGATAATGCTTGATTACTTTCTATTTCGATAGCTTCGTTGATATCTAACTGTGGATTAAACAAACTAAAACCATCGAGTTGAATATCGTCTAACATGATATTTTGAACTTGCATAAGCAAGTTATCGTTTATCCCTTTATCATCATCTAATCCCCACAAATGAACAGTAGCAGTAGGATTACCACCGAAACTGTCAAAAGTTAATACGTTCATTCTATCTGTAGTAGTTTGAATAGCGATGAAGGGATAAGGCAACTCTTGATTTAACTCTTTTGTTTCAATAACAGGGACACCAAGTTCACTAAATTTTTCGTATAAGTAATTGAATAGTTGAAGTTTAGCTGATTGTTTCATTACATGCCCCCCGTTTTACCGTTTATTAATTTCTCAAGGTCCTCTCTGACTTTTCGAGTGTATCTTTCATAAACAGGGAACATAAACGTTTCAGGAGCCATGTAACGCGTACCATATTCAAGGAACGAACTATATCCTGCATTAGAGGTAATAGCATACTTCATATCGCCAATTTTTGTATCTCTGATCATTCTAGCTAAATTTCCTGTCCAGTAACCTTTATTCATTACTGACTTAGCACTCACAACAGTATCTTTAGCAAACTCGCCAGCATTGTTTTTGAGCACTTCGTCAATGTCATCATCAATGCTACTGTGCATTCGATCTAGCTTTCTAATTAGAGCATCGATATCTCCAGCCACTATTTAACCTCCTCAGCATAGAATACAGTGTCATGTTCATAGTCGATACGTTTAGTGATAATGTACTTTGAATCTTTGATATAAGCATGAGTCACTTTTGGTTCAAAACGACCATTTAAGCGAATGACGTTAATATCTTTGGTTACATCTCCATACTCAAGATTAGTACGTTGCGGGGATAAAGGAGAAACGTTACAAGGAACTTCGTTGTACACTTGTTCCTTAACATCGTACTTACTTGTTTTAGGATTGTAACCACCTTTAATTTCCTTAGAGAACTTCACACGCTTGTTGTATCTCAATAGAAAACACCTCTACCACGTTTACTTGTCTCTTTAGGAAACAAACCATCGATAACGTCCATATACTCATCAAAATCATTGCTTTGAAAAGTATTAGAACGTCCATCAATACTTTCTTGCGTCATTCCTTCAGCGCCAACACGATTAAAGCGTTTGACTGATACTTCTTCGATAATGTATTCCAATCGTTCTGGAACTTCTTCAATGTCAACAGGAAGTAAACTAACCAAACGCTTTTCTGTATTGTTTATGATTATTTTGAGTAGTTCATCTTGCTTATCATCATCGATAGAGAGTAACATTTTTACATTTTCTAATGTAGCCATGTTATCCCTCCAACGTTTTTATAATTACCGCTTTTGTATCGTCTTTAGATACGTCTACACTATGTTTTTCAGCTACTTCTAACAATTCTGCTTTAGTTGCTTTAGAATCTACATCTAAAGCGATATATTGCTCGTTATATACGTTTTGTTTATGGAATAATTGTTCGATACGTTCATTAGTAATATCAGTAGGGAATTCATCTCCTGCTTTATATACTTTTCCGCTTTCTTTATCTATGAACGTTCGAACGACTTTGTAAGAATAAGTCATTGTAAGACCTCCTAGATTATTTATACGGTTTCAGTATTTCCACCAGTTGAAGCAGTACCAGCTGTTAATTTAGCGAATGCTTTGTCATCTGCAATATGGAATGCAACATCCATAGTTACACGTAAAGCGATTAATTCTTGTTCGAATAAGTTTACTGGTGAACCGTCAGCATTTTGTACAGTTGATAATTGACCATCTTCAGAAATTTTGTAAGACATGTTGTAAGGAATGCCATAAAACACTTTGTTGAAGTCTCCAGCGTATAAGTCACCTTTTTTAAATTGGTCTGATTTAAGGTCAACAACTGGAAGTCCGTCTAGTGTGTTGTTAGCACGGTCATAATAGCTTTCTTTAGTATCTTCATCACGAACTCCACGTAATGCAGTGCGATTTTGTGTTTTAGATAAGAAAGCGTTAGCTTCAACATCATCTTCTAATAAAGTGTCCTCTAAAGCAAAGATATTTTTTAAAGTGATATCACCTTTTACTACATTGTTAGCTGCAGTAGCTGATTGTTCTACTGATTGTTTGAATGGGTTATCTACATTTAATAAACCTGCTTCGTCAAACTTTTTATAGAACTGTTCAGCAATTTGAGGTTTCATTGCTTCGAAGAAACGAGAGTAAGTGTAGTTTAAGTATTCACGAGAAGCAACGATGATAACACCTAATTTATGAGAACGCATAGACGCCTCAAGTAAGCTAGGTTTAGAAGTTTGAATTTTTTGACCTTCTCCTACCCAGTAAGCGCCTGGTTTATCTGCCCAGTAAGTGAACTTTTTCTCTGACTTTCCTCCCATATCTTGGTATTGACCTAATTGCATGATTTTAGAGTTTTGTAATACGTCTAAAAGAATAGGCTCGTTGAAATCGTTTAACAATTCCCCTTCTTTGTGCTCATGCATCATTACATTATCAGGATTGAATGTTTGTGGTTTTACGTTTGCCATTTATAATGCCTCCATTTTATTGAATTATTCTATTTTGTCTTGCTATTTCTGCAAAACTATCGCTTGTCTTTTTGTTACTAGATACATCACTTTGTTGTCCAGACGGCGTTGATTGACGAGTAGCTTCTTTTACTTGTTCTTGAACTGCTCTGTTAAAATCTTCTTTAATCGAATTGACAACTTCATTGATTTGTTCGTTATCTTCCAAATGGATTAGTGACTCTGCAAATGAAGTAGGTAGACCTTTGTCTTTAAGGTCGTTCTCCACATCAGCTTTGAGTTCACGTAATCTGAATTCCTTTTCCTTTTCTGCTAAGGCTTGTTCACGTTTCTCAAATTCTTTGTCTTTCTTCTCTTTTTCAGTTAACTTAGCGTAGCTTTCGCCTTCAGAACGCGCATTTTCAACAGCTTCTTTTAACCTTTGTTCGAATTTTTTCTCTTGATTTGCTAGTGCTGTATTTACAGCTTTATGTTTTTGACTATCCAACTCGCTTTGAGTTAATTCAAAAACCTTTTTGTCATCACTGTTTTGACTATTTTCCTTTGTTTCTTCTGTTTCTTGGTTATTGTTTGAATCATCTTCAGCGAAATGCTGTAAATTTAGCTTTAATCGTTTAATTTCATTCATTTATATCGTCCTTTCAAACAGTCCTAATACAAATGATTTTACGCATAAAAAAAGCACCCATTATAGTGCAATTAAGCCCAATAAAGTGTGCTGATATCTATGTTTATTACATTGTATTAATCCAGTTGATTACGTTATTAGCAGTTTAATGACTTACTTAGGTCATAGTTTAAATAAAATTCTTTGGTTCAAATGATTTCTTTTTATCTTGCTTAGGTTTCGCTTGTGCTTGGTTACTAGGGTTTGTGTCATTCAGACGCTTGAGTTCTTTGTGAATGCCTTCAAGGGCTGCAGCAATACGTTCATTACACACCGCTACCACCCTCTTGAATTGCATCAACAATTTTGTCTATCTTCTCTTGAGTTGTCATACTATCTTTGATGATATCTGATGGCTCTTTATTAAATATCTGATTGTATTCGTCATACACATCATCTAATCTATCTTGCAAGTAACTTTCATCGTACTTGTCGTACTCGTCTATTGTGTCACCATCAAGTTCAGTTACGTCATAAAGACCTTCTTCTGTTTCGTAATCTTCTTCGTATTCTTCTTCTATTTCATCTCCAGAACCACCAAGTCCCTCTAAGAAATCTAAATCCTCTTGATCAAAATCATCTGAAAAATCGTAATCTTCTTCCCAATTCTCTTCTTCAAATTCTTCGTCGTCTGGATCCATAAAGTCATCTTCATATTCTGAATCTTCTTCATCGCTAAAGTCTGTATCGATGATTTCTTCTTCTTCCCAATCAGCATCTTCATAGTCGCCTATGGAATTATCTACGATTTCTTTTGCAGTACCTTCATTGGTAACTGGTGGCGTATTTATTACATCGTTTGTTTCTGCCAACTACAACACCTCCTCATAGTGAATATCTTCCTTTGCGTTCTTCAAAGAATTCATCTCTCCAATTAGGATTGATGTGTGGCGCTACAGCACTCCGACAAAAAGGATGCATTGGCGGAGCGTTCACGCCCGGCTTCATATCTTTGACTTTAAATACTTTATTGTTTAAGTGCCTACAGGTTTTCGTTGTCTTACCATCAATCTTAGCGTGATATTCATATTCTGCATCTGGACCATGTTGTTCTAACATATGACGCTTTGCAGCTAACGTTTGTACTCTAGCTGTTTCCGTTATGAGTAAACGTCTTATCTCATACGTACTATTGCCAGTTTCTTTTCTGAACTCTTTCACAAACTCATAAGGGTGTCGTCCTCTTAACAATACTTGGCTTGTAGCCTTTTCAACATGAGCACGAACAACTTTCATATCACGCCATAAACGACGTGACCAGTTAGAATTTTGAAATGGAGCAGTGACAATTGTTTTTACATCGTTGAGTGATACATGTATTGTTTCGCCTAAAATACCTGCTTGTTGCTCAAGAGAACGATAATAGGAGGATTCCATGTAATTATAAATAGATTGCTCTATACGAGCGTATGAGTACGTTACAATGAGTCCTAGCTGCGCTTTAAGTAACTTCTCTCTATTCACATACATCGCTGTGTTGTATTGTTTAAGTTCTCTGTTCGCTCTGTCGCTAAAGTCATTGTTTTTAACGTATGACCTTGCTTTATTAGCAAAAGATTGAACGTCGAAAGTATCTACCTTCTTTTTAGCTTCAGAAATAGAAATACCTTCACTATCTGCGTATCTTGCATAGAATTTAGATATCTCATTCTCTATATCGTCAATCATGTTGTTAACAATGCGTTCAATCTCTTGACTCATTTCCTTATCGCTCATTGTCTCATCTTTAATAATCTCTTGAGCTCTTTTATCCCAATAAGTCATCACTCATCACTCCTCATCGGATTGACTAGAGTTGTTTGGTTCATTGTCAGAATCTTGTTCGTTGTACATTAAACTATCAGAGTGCTTAATTTTTTCTTCTTGTTCTTTCTCGATACGTTTGACTTCATCTTTAGGATTGTCTATGAAAGATACAAGAGACATCAGTGTTTGTTGGCTAATTTCTCCACCAGCACTCATGTACATTTGCATTTCTTCTGTAATTGACTTAGGTAAGTTTCGAGTGAACGTAAATACTAAATCTTTGAGATTGTCTTTGTCTATCTCTCTATTCACACCCATAATTTCTCCGACTAACTTGTAACGTCTAACCAATCCTTTTCGGAACAATCCTTCTTTGATTGCTGTACGTTGTTCTAAACCAAATAGCTTATATTTCATCGATTCTCCAGATTGTTGACCTCCAAAGTTTTCGTCAGTCATGTCTGGTGTGTTAGTAAGCGTGTGAATGTCTTTAGCAATTCTTGTTTTATACGCTTCAACGCCACTTACATCATATTGTTTATAGATGTATTGAGCGTCTACATTACCTTCAGTGACTTTGTCATCCACTGTTGCATATTCAGGAGGTGCTAAATGGAATACGTTTGCTTCTTTTTGTAAAGTTGCTACCTCTTCATTTAAATCAACGTTACCTTTAATTAACAACATTGCATCGTTTAAATCACTCATATAGTTAGCTGTATCTGATTGCGCTTCATCATATAAGTCAATAAGGGGAATAACCTTCTCAAAGTCTCCTCTACGTTTTTCATTGTTGCTGAACTCTGTAATAGTAACTCTACCAAATGAATGCGCCTCTGGTGGTTTTCGTTCAGACAACTCTAAGTTAGTTACGCTGTTTGCCTCATAGAAGTATGTTGCTTGATCTGTAATAACATCAACGTAGTAAATGTTGCTTTCAACTTCCGTTAACTCTACGCTATCTTCTGTTGCTACTTTCCAATATCTAACAGCCATTAAACTATTCTTCTCTACGCTTGTGTCATATATAACGAAAGTATTGCGTGGATCTGATTTGTAAAATCTAACCTCATCTTCTTGGTTACGTATAATGTATTCATACGCTCTACCAAAGATAGACAAGTCTAAACCTAAAGAGCGATTGTGACTATCTACATCGTTAAGACTGTGTAAGTCATTCAATTTATTTTGTGTCATCTCTTTATCTGATTGCACTTGTATTGCATGGCCAAAACAATAGCCATTAATAAAGTCAGTGATATATGAAGCGAAGTCATGCGCTGCTCTATTATCTGCTAAGTGTTTCTCTCTCCGACGTTTGTTACGCATGATATTGAAGTTTAAACCTTGATAATAATCATCTAACATTTGTAGTCTTGGAACTTGCGCCTCTAAATGATGACGAATGAAGTCACTGATATCGTTAGGATTATCTAACAAGTCTTGTACTGTGCCATCGTATTTGTACGTTTCAACTGCGTCACGTCTATATATCTCATCACGCATTTGACGACGTTCAAGATCTCTTTCAAAGTTGTTAACGTGTGCCATGTGTTACCTCCTTATAAGCCCATAGCTTTAATGGTGTTTATAGATTTTTTAAGTGGCGCTTTCTTTTTAGGTTTCTGTTTATAAAATTTAGAGCAAGAATAGCGTAGTGAATCGATGCAGTGATTGTAAGTATCTACTGGTTCATTCATATATTCATCAGTGTTTTTATCTTTCTTCCACGTGTAATTATCGAACTCCTCAATAGTTTTGAAACAACGCTCGTCAATCACTATATCGAATTGCATAAGAAATTGTAGCCCCTGCATGATAGAACCTTTACCTTTTTGTGCAGGTTTGATACGTTCCACTCCTAGTTTGCGCATTTCTGCAATACTCTTTTGTTCTGCGCTATCTGCAAAGATTTCTTCTTTGGAATATCCTAAACGTTTGATAACTTCTGCTATCTCATCGTTTAACATACCTGTCTTGACATATTCTTCAATAATGTACAACTTCTTATTCTTAGCGTCTATCTTACAGTGTATAAATGCACTCGGGTCATTCACGTACCCGTAATCAAGACCGAAATATGAGGGGAATTGTCTTAACTCTTGTTTGTTAAGTAATCTCTTTTCATATTTAGGGAACACTAGCTTATCTAAAGTAGCAAACTCACCTAAAGCGTAAATCTTATAATATGCCGGATTACGTTTCGCTAACATCTCTAAATTATTTCTAGTTATGTCATCTAAGAATTTGTTATCTTTATAACTTGACTGTCTTATCATGACATTTTCCATTTCTTCTCCATGCTCAAAGAAATACTTATAAACCCAGTTCAATTTAGATACTGGGTTAAACATTAGAAAGATTTGTTTGTTATCATGTTTACGTTCTCTTAAACGTAGAGTTAACTGCGTATAATCATTAAGTGTAAATTCTGATGCTTCTTCCATAACAATATCTGATATCCCTTTAATAGACTTAATTTTTTCCGGATTGTCTAATCCTTTGAACAGAAATGTCGCGCCATTAGGAAGTACCACTTTGTTATCTGTCTTATTCCATTCGCATAAATCCCATATACCGAAATTGATAAGGCACGCTTTGACATCTTCAAATAAACTATCTTTTATCGTTGACTGTACCTTTCTAAGCCAAAGTATACGTCTAGGATATTTCCACTTATTCAACGCTTTAAGTACAACCTTTTGTATTACGCCATGAGACTTACCACTAGAACCTCCACCATAATGTACTTCAGTGAAATTGTCATAGTTGGTAAGTATTTCAAATATGTTCTTGTTAAACACTTTCTCTGGGTTATTAAAATTAAGTTTAAGATTCGTCATCATAATCACCTATGTTAATTTCAATATTACGTTGAGTGATTTCTTTCTTATCAATATAAGCACCATGTACTTTTAAGATATGATCTAATGAACGCTGGCGTTCTTCCACATTAGGTGTAATGGTATAAGTGACCTCTTTATCCACTTCGCCTTCTAAATGGTCATATCTTTTAGTGTATGCTTTTTGTGGCTCTCCTCTTGCAATAGATGCTGATAATGCTAACGCCTCTGTAATGCTCATTAAACTTTCTTCTTGTACTTCTTTAATACGTTCGTTGATATAATTCTTAATTGTAGTATTTTGTAGTAGCTTAGTTGCATTGGTATTAGCTTTATTTTTAGAATAACCAGCTTTAATATAAGCGCTTGTTGCGTTTCCTGTCTTAATATATTCATCTGCGAATCTCTGTTGTTTTATGTTCAGTCCGTTCATCTCATATATCACCAACTCTCACGTTAATAACTTTATTTATTTTTTATATAACAAAACCTACCCGAATTGTCTTTCGGATAGGTCAGAAAGGAGAAAAATTATGTTCGATCATTTGAAAGGAATAAAAAAATAGAAAGGTTTACACGCGCAAAGTAATTACATACTTCGCACTACCATTATATTAAAAATTCTGTCCACTCTAAAATAGTGTCATTTTCGTCATTTTTGTCATTTATGTCATTTTCGTCACTGTAATAAATATATTTTTTCTGCTAAGTCATCTTTACGTGCCAAAAAGTTAGTTCTATTTAATCGAGAGTTTGGCATATCTTTTATTATTTCATCTCTGCGTCTACCCTTTTTTAAGTGACTTAAAAATATGAAATCGACATGACCTAGTTTTTGTTGCGATTGATTAATAAACTCTACCTCTGCTAACATTTGAGCATGACGCTTACTCATTCTCTCACGCCGTATAACAGTGTCCTCAACCTTACTCCCATTCTTCCCTTGTGGTTTAGGTAGCGTAGCTTGTATACCATACTGTGCAATTGAGCTACTATCACAATCTGGTATTACAGTAATTAAGTATTTGCATGTCATTTGGTAGTTATCAATCATGTTTAATATTGCTTCTTTTGAATACAATCGAGTTCCTCCTTAATCTTCATATTTACTCAATAAGATAATAAGCTAAATCACTTACGCTCCCCCTTACTCTTTACACACAACCAAGCAAGATACATAACTGGAATAATCACTATCCACCAAGTCATTTAAATACCTTTTTCCATAATTCATTTAAATGAGCGTGGTCATCTTCGTTAAAGTCCTTAGGCACTTCCACCTCATCGTTTGCAGTCAACTTGTAATAAACTTCTCTGCCAATCCATTTACCTAACTCATACATAGCGATAGTAAACCAAATTTTTAATACTCGTTTAATCAACTTATTCACTCCTTACCAAGTATTCTTTTAATCTCTGCTACTATATCCTTCTTACACGTAGCCTTTATCTTTGTCTGCTGTTCCATCTTGTCTTGCATGATTTCGCTCCATTTTCTTTTTGTATGCTGCAATCAGTTGGTCGATAGTGTATAACTGTTCGGCTATTTTAAATACAATTATTAACCCTCTAATAGGAGTAAAGTCCTCATCTTCAAACTCATACATCATGTCATAAATCATTTCTTGGTTAATGAAATAAGATTTTTCTAAAAAGTTTTCAAGTTCCCAACTTTCAAAGAACAATTGGATATCATATTCATCGAATTTGCGTTGATTAGCAATACTCAACCCAAATGCCAACATATCTGATAATTCATCTAGTTGCACATCTAATGGTTTACCTGGTTTCTTCTTCCAATTTTTGAATGTTTCTAATGTGTTAAACCATTCAAAGAACTCAACTACATATGCAATTTTGCTATCGTGTAAATTAAGTGTTGGAATTCTATCGTCAAATTCCTTTTGTATTTGTAATAGATTTTGTAATTGATCAACTGTTAATGTGTTTGTCATTTATTGTTCCTCCTCGTTTGGGTAAAATTTAATAAACATTTTGTTACCATACTTATCTCTAGCTACTAACTCTTCGTATTCATCATGTGATACATATTTTTCAATTACACAATTATTTAGCATTTGCATCATTTGCATATGTTTTTCTGCTCTCATCACTCTTCACGCTCCAAATCACTTAATAAATTTTTAAAATCGTTAGTGCCGTCTAATTCACACATAATTTTGAGAACAATCCTATAAGCCACATTCATGTATTTACTAGGAGTATCTTCTTCAAAATGGCAACCAAAAGTAACCATTTCACGTAGTTCGTCTTTCTGCTTATCCCACGCCTCTGCCTTCCTTTTTACATTCTGCATATCGTTGATAAGTTCATCACGTTGCTTTTTGTATTCGTCACGTTGTTTTTTAACTTTCTTTAATCTCGCATTCATTACACTGACATGAAATTGTGTTTCTGCGTTCATCTCACCAACTCCTCACATATCTCATCAAACGTTTGAATACCTCTACCGTCAGTAACATCCATAATCACGCCATACACATATTGATTGATGCTGAACTCCATTCTGTCTTGTTTGTCTGGTATATGACCTGTCCCTTGTCTGATGTCAGTACATTGAACATAAATTTTAATATCCTTCTCACTTGTTCTTTTAAGGTGCTGTGCATACCCCATTTCGCAAATCGTACCCTGTGCATGTGGTAAGTAGTCGAATATCATTACATTGCTTGTTTCCATGCCTAATGTGTCATTAAGCACAATACGTTCTGCTAACTTATCTTGCTTAGCATTTGTTTTGTCATTGATGTCCTTATCGTCATGTGGTGCGTAGACTTTAAAGCCTAATCGCTGTAACTCTTGTTTCTCCCACTCACGTCGCATTTGTTGTCCTATACTTAGCATGTCGCCACCTAAATAGATCATTGTTCTGTCCGTCATTCTTAATCCTCCTTAATAAATGTGTAGTTCTCATAAGCTCTCAGAACCGTTTCTACGCCCACTTTTACATTCACGTATGATTTACCTTCAAAATTATAATTAAGGCTCTCTACAGTCCCCCAGTGGCTAAATGAGGCATATGGACTTTTAAACCAAATGTTATCGCCAACCTGCAATTCATGAAATGAAACTCCCTCCATTTACCCAACCACCTTCTTAGGAAATATGTCATTCTCCATAAGATGTTTGCACCACTTACCACGAGGGTGTTTTTGGGATACATTGAACAAGTGAGGTTTCTTACGTCTTAGTTCTTCCATTCTTCGTCTTTGGATACGTTCTTTTAAACTTTCGACTTCTCTCATTTCCTCTAATCGTTCCATTCTTTTTAGTGCATTCCACTCTTTGCGACGCATACCGACTGGCGCTTCAATTGCGTCATAAAAATCCCAGCCCTTATTTATTCTTTGTCTAAAAGAGAACATGTTTATTCCACTTTCTTCCATTTTCTTTTCATCTTTTTCAGTCATCACAAAAGTTTGTTTACCTACTCTAATGTTTTTCATTTAGTCCACCTCAATTAAATCTACAAATTCAAAATTCTCATTCATCAATTCTTTTTTTGGGTTCTCCGCAATCACATCAAGTAACTTCTCTTTTTCATCTTCTACAGTAGTATACTTATTAAGCCATACCGGAAACTTGCATTTGATTTTCACTGTAGCGTTTACCGTGACGGTTTCCTCTCTCACATTCACTCTATCTCCTCCACACGATGTAAATTGTGTTCTTTTTTCAGTATTAACATTGTCATTGAATACCTTTTGAAAGTGCATACCTGCTAAGTTGCCAATATTTAATGTATCTTCTGCCAAAGGGATAACACTGCACATTTTCCAACCGTCTAAGGTGTATAAATAATATTTGTCTTTATATCCCTCACGCAACCCCATCACTACACCTCCACAATAGGTTGTCTGTATGCTTTTTCTTCTAATTTGCTGTTAATTAAGTTATTCAATTCCTCATCATCTTTCGCCCAATTAATCATCTTTTGAGCGTATAGATCACTGCATTTTAATATCTCTTTGATGTTTGCTTTCGTTACCATGCGTCACGCTCCCTGTAGTCATCGCCTAACACTTTTAGTGTCCTAGAGTTATGTTTCATTCTCGAATTGATCCTTTGCCAATTCATATTTTGATTAAGTTCTTTATCACTAAAGTTAGTAGTAAAGATGTTATTTTTGCCTACTCTGTTATCTACTATGCTAAATAGCTTATTGAGTGTATGTTCTGTGTTTTCTACGCCTACATCATCAAGTACAAGCAAGTCTATATTGCTTAATAACTTAACGAGTTCGTCCGTCGTCTCAGTCGCATTTTTGTTGTAAGTCGCTTTAATACGTTCCATAAGCATTGGAATGTGCATAAACGCCACCGAATAACCTTCATTTTTTATTGCCTTTGCTATGGCATAGGCTAGATGGCTTTTTCCGGTACCATATGAGCCCTGTAATATTAATGACTTAGGTTTATCCACTGAGAACGTTTTGACGTACTCTATAGCTGTTTTTTTAGCGTATACTTGCTTTTCGTTCTGAGGTTGGTAATTATTTACTGTTGCATCTCTTAGCGAACCGTTTACAGTAGATTGATTGAAGATATTATTTATATATTTTTGCTTACGTTTTTTCTCTGCTTCTTTACCAGCTTGTATCATTGAACAGTCACAGCCATGTCTGAACTCATGACCGTTACTAAATTTGTAATAGTCGTATGTGTTCCCACATTTACTACATTTAAGGTTGTGTTGTTCTTCTACGATGTTTTTATTGGGCTTTATGTTTCTGGCTAGGCTTTCCATCGATTGCATTCAATCACTCCTAATCCCAGTAGCTAGGGTCGTATTTCATTCTTTCAAGTTGATCTACGCCACTAGGTTGTAACTCTTGATTAAGGTAACCCTCAAACTTAGTACCGAATAACGTTTCGGGTCTTAGA